TTAATATGTTTGTCGACTTGTTCAAGTACTACATAGATAGTCCTAATTTTGTAGTAGAAAGACTCAATCACCAGGAGTTTACATTCACACCAACTGTAACTCCTTTGGTAACATTCATGATAAAACGAACAAAAAATGAAAAGAAGATCCTACAACACACACTTCAAGACCATGCTCAAGAAGAGCGGGTCGAGAAACATCTTGGTAACGGAAAGAAAAAGCTTAGATTGGTATAGCAAACACGAGTTACTGCATGACAATCCAGTCCCTGACGCAAGTAGATATACATCAAAAAGAGGATATATTGGGTTATGATTGAAGTAACTGATGGTTTTAGATACAGTTTTGAGCAGGCTTTTGCTATATTCCAAAGTAATGTAACCAATGAAGTATTCAGTCGAAGGATTGGACACATACCTGCTGCATTACGACCAGAAGATTGTTCATCGCTAATAGAGCTTGCAGATTATATCGAGAGCTGTAGTGATGCAATCAGAGAGTTTGTACAGGACTATGGATGATAAAACATACGTAGAAAGGTACAACAAACTGTATAGAGAGTCTGCTGTTGACTACTCCTTCTTCTCACTGATGATGAAACATTCTAATGTGAGAGACCAAGAAGATATAAGACTTCTACTTCAGTACTTTAACTACCTGAGAAATGTGTTATCAATGGCATTTGCTCATGGTAAGAGTGCAAAAAATGTTTACGAGGTGCTTGATAGAGATGGGTTTCAGCCTTTCGAGGTCCACTCTATCAGCCACTTCGCAGACAAACAAAAACAGGTTCATTGCAGTAAGTACAAAATACAACTCATGTTTGTAACAATAACTGAAATAGCAGTGGATCTAATGCCTTACACAGGTAAATGGAAAGAAAAAATACTAAAAACAATAATAGAAAAACTCATAAATGCCGAGATATATAACTGACCACAGTGTCGAGACAGAAGAGCCAATGTCATTCTTACTATATGGTAAGAGTGGTACTGGTAAGTCATTTGCACTCAAGAGTATAGACAGACCTATACTTTATATACGACATCCATTCGAGCCATCGCATTCTCACTTCAAAGGTAGAACTAATGTTGTAACTGTTGAGCTAGATGGTGACGCTAATGGTAGCTGTTGGGATGACTTTCAGCAAGCGCTGAAGATTATTCCTAACTTCAAAGAAAAGAACGAGAATGGTGTAGTCGTAATAGATTCAATGACAGCATTGTCAAGAGATCTTGAGACCTATATCAAAAGCAAGAACAAGGGAAGAATCGAGCTTAAAGACTGGGGTTTTATGTATGACGAGTTATTTCGTGTAGTGCGTATATGTAAAACCAGTAGACTGCATTGTGTAGTCATTCTTTGGGCTGATGTAATGCGTGAAAAGATCAGTGGTGTAAGTATGGTTCAGCCTAAAACCAGAGGTGGTTTAGGTGAAGAACTACCGCACTACTTTTCAGAAACTATCTATGCTTTTACAAGCAAGGATAAAAATGAACTAAAATACCTATGGCAACATCGATCCAATGATACTGCTATTGCACGTACAATGGTGGAAGACATGCCAGAATTCACAGACCAAAACTTCAACATATACTTCAAATAAGGAATAAGACAATGATTCTAAACACTCAATCAGGTTCAGTAAGCCCAAAGCTAACTCCAGGCTGGAAACTTGTAAAGATCACCGATGTAAGCGTACAGGATAACCCTAACGATTATATCAAACATAAGATCACATTGCAGGTAACTAATCAGGAAATTCAAAACGTACTAACATCAGGTTCGTTTCCAGTAGATTTACCTATCTGGAACAGGCAGAATCAAGATGGTAGCTACGGTGGTGAGTACGACTTACTGAATCTTTATCGTGCAGCTGGATGTAACGAGAATAAGATCGGTACAAGCCAGACAGAAGTAGCTCTCGAGTCTTTGAAAGGCAAAGAGATCATGCTTCGTTTCAACCCAAGACCAGGTAGTGTGTACGTTGACGCATATCCTAAAACAGCTTCGCCTTCTAATGCAGATGAGTCATTCATCGAGTACAAAGAAGGACAGTTTCAGAAGGATTATGCCTATCAACTACAACGCTATGAGTCTAAACTTGCTTCTCAGGAAGTGCTAGTAAGTGCACCGTTACCAACAAACGGTGCTGAAAAGCGTGGTTCAGTAGAAATTCCATTCTAATGAACGCTGATCTTGTAAATTTCTTACAGTCTAACAAAGAAAAAGCATTTAAAGCTCAAGTGATAAATCATCACATAGGTGGTAATGCTCGTTCTTTGAGACATGACGTTAACGAGTTACGTAAAGCTGGAGTCCCTATCATAAGTGGGGACTTCGGCTATATGTACACAGAAGACGTACAAAAGATAGATCGTTGTCTTGAAAGACTTGCAAGCACTTCTAATAACATATTCAAGGTTATTATGGCTTTGACATCTACAAAGACAAAAATACTTAGAGGAGATAGCAATGGACCACTATTCGACGGGTCTCATTGAGATAGTCTTCAATAAAACAAACAGGTGGAATATGATAGCACCCGAACAGGTGCTGTCATATACTCCTGACGATAGAATAGAAACCTATAGATCCATGTATCTGTGGCCAGAACGTGCCATAGATATGGTATCAAGATGGAAGCATATAGGTAAAGGCAATTCGGGTACAAGTTGGGATGAAGAAATGATTCCAGATGAGGTTGTTATTGACCTTGATCTAAAACTTAGTAATCAACAACAGCTTGAAGAGCAAGCAGAAGAGTATTATGAAGCTATAGCTAGATTCTGTCCAACGGATAGGTTTGCTATTTTCAGCTCTGGCACAGGACTTCATGTGCATTTCTGCAAATCTTTGTTTAACATACAACCATCAAAAAACGTACCTTACATAACCAAACAAGTAGCTTTAGCTATAGAAAGACACATAAGTATCAACAAGCCTTGTGCTATTGATACGTCTATCTATCATCAAGTGGCTTGTTACCGCATGATTGGATCTATAAATCCTAAAACGAATACTCGCAAGAGACTTTTAGGAGGTAACTATCCATTTACTCCTGGACATCACGTACTAAGTTATATGGCAGACTATGTTGTGCCAGAACCAGTACGCCATCGTCCAGTAGAAACACAATACCCTGCTGTCACACCTTGCATGACTAAGCTATGGCAACTAGGCTTTGAGCATGCAAAAAACCATCACGGTAGACATAATACAGTATTAGCTTTGGCTTCTTGGATGGTATACAACAATATGCCAAAAGATATAGCAGAGCTATCTATTGTAAACTGGATTGAACAGACCAATATACCTTACGACAAACACGATACGATTCGATCTATTAACGAAGCATATCAGAGAAAGGTAAGATTTGGATGTTCAAGTGAAATACTATCAACATACTGCATGAGCCATTGCAAACTATATGACAGAAAGAACAATCAGAGCAGCAAAGTCTATTGAAACAAGACTCAAACAAGTACAAACTAAAAAGTATCTAGACCTAGCTGCCTTTTTTGGTAGACCAAACGCAGACTTGAAGATGTTTGATGGTGATATACTTTTGCTTGTAGGTGGATCAGGTGCTAACAAGACCACTATAATGCAAAATATTGTTCATTATACACATGAGCCTACACTTTATGTTTCACCAGAAGTGTACGACCATTTGTTTTACAGAAGACAGCTTCAGATAATAACGGGCATGTCTAAGCATGCAGTGTTATCTAACTACAAGTATTTGTTTGATGAATACCATAAAGAGCTTGATCTAATACATTTGGTTTGTAATGGTATTAACGAAGTGTCTTTGCAGGAAACCTTAGCAGATGTGTCTATGACAATGGGTATTAAGAACATTGTATTGGACCACATGAAGCTTATGGATCTGCAAGGTGACTTTACACGTAGAGCTGAGGAGTTTGTAGCATGGCTTAAACCATTTGCAAGCGCAAGAGGTATTAAGGTATTTATGGTATCACAAGTACCTAAGTCTGCTATGATGCCAAGCTATGCGACAGGCAAAGTAAGAGATCTAGAGATCTATGACGCTGCAGGTGCTTCGGGTTTGTATCAGATTGCTGACCTAGCAATGACGATCAACGCACCTACAGGTATTAACGAACCTATACGCTATGTGTCTTTTGGTAAAGCAAGAGATGGCGAAGCGTACAAGGTCGTAGGCGTTCCTTTACGGCTTGATGTTGATTCTATGCGAATGATACCATTACGTCCAGATGAGGAGATGCAAATAAAAGAACAAAGAGCACAACGAATAAATAACTCAGTAATAAAATGAAAAGCACATACGAGATTGTATCAGAGCTAAAGTTTGCTAAAGATGCTATTATAGATATGATGGAGCAAACAGAAGGTGAGATTACAGATGCAGTAAGCGAGGTTCTTGAAAAGATCCAACAGCTGCAAGTAGAATCAAGCCAAAAGATAGCAGCAGTTGACTGGGTGTTTGGGCAAATTCAAGAGCGTAAAGCTATGATTGAAGGTGCTGCTAAATACCATGCCGACAGACTAGCACAGTACAAAGCTAATCTTGCTTCCATAGAAGTGCAACAAGACAGGCTTAAGTACAAGGTTATGGATCTTATGTTAGCTAATAACATGGACGCTATAGATCTGGAACATAAAAAGATTAAGCTTATGTACAGCAAAAGCCTGGTAGTTGAAGAACTAGATAAAGCTATTGCTAACGTACCACAGGAGTATTTACGTACTAAAGTGGAGATCGATAAAACTCCGCTAAAGAAACATATCGAGGAAACAGGTGTATCCTACGATGGTGTGGTTATTCAAGAGAGTCCTTACATTAGAGGCCTATGAAAGCGTCTAGTGCAAAGGCAAAAGGTAGAGCACTTGTAAAGTCATTCGCTGAGGGTTTGTCCAATGCTCTCGGTATTAACATGGATGAGTTTACAATCACGCCTTCTGGTGTTAACGGGGAGGACTTAGTTCCTTCCCCTTATGCTAGAAAGTTATTTCCGTATTCAGTAGAAGGCAAATCTAGGGCAAGGATAGCTATCTACGAATGGATGAAGCAAGCTGAAGGTCACGGACACGAGCCTTTGCTTGTCGTAAAACAAAACAGGAGTACGCCTCTTGTGATAATGAAACAAGAAACATTCTATAAAATGATTAAAGATGCACGAATCAAAACAAATAAAGATAGTGATTGAGCTTGACTATGAGTCATCTCAAGCAGATTTAAAAGACTTAAGACCGTACATTGAACGTATGACTAGCTTTAGTCTTGACAGTGTTGGCAAGGACTGGGAAGGCAATACATTATACTTGTATGATGCTAATTGCAGGAAGCTTTATGTCAAAAAGTAATCCAATCTATCCCAATCCTATAATGGCTTATTCAATAAGAACATTGTTTAGTGGCAATCATTTTTCTTGTTTAGGAGATCATGGTTACTACTCTAACAATGCTATTATGAACTGGTGGACTCATGAACATTTGAACAAACCACTAGCAGAACAAGCTAAGAAGTTTGGATTCTATGATGCTATAAAAGAATTGTTTGCTAATGCTAATACGCATGATAACCCAGCAAATAATTGTTATAACATCTTTTATCTAAAGAAACGATTAATGCTTCCAATAGATGAGGATGGTGACTTTGTTATCTATTCAGATAATGAAGAAACATCAAGCTTGTTTGGTGAAGCTATATCAAACAGTATGATTATGGTCCCTGCTTCAAAGAACTTTGCTCCTATTCTTATCACTACATTTTCTAATGATGAGAACGATCAAATCTTTGAAGCTATAGATTCCATATCACTTTATTCATCAATGATTACACATAACAATGAAAACAGCAAGAAGCAACACAGTTGAGTACTATGTAGGTGGTCGTATTAGAGTAAGATTTGAATCTTCTGGACATGAAAGTGATCACGAGTTTGAAAGTATGGTTCTAGCTGAGTTAGAAGAAAAACTAATTCAGCTATCCACGACTGGAAAAATCTTTGAATACTTACATGCTGAAGAAATAGATCATACATGGGAAGAAATTCCTTACGAAGAATAACAATAACGGGCATGGCTGAAAGGTCATGCCCAAAACTTTAACGAGAAAACAATGATAGGAACAACAAAAGAAATAATACGTGATCTTTTAGCTTATCACGGAGAAGATCTATACATGGCTATAGACTTATGGACTATAGATGATGTTGCTGAAATACTCAACGACATAGATCCAGACAACCTATATCCATATAATCAGTTAACAAAAGATGACTTTGTGTTAATACTAGAACGTGCCTACAGCTCGGCTACTAGTGATAGCCCACTGTCTTGGGACTCTATTTCAAGTGAAATACAATATTACGTATACAACAAATATCTAAAGGAAAGACAAGAATGAAAACATACGAAGTCTTGGTAGATGTTTGGGAAGATGAAGAATGGGTTACTAAAAGTCTATTTTTAGCTTTAGATCCCAACAGTAATCTAGAAGAACAAGCATTGCGTATTATACTAAGTATTTCCAGAAATAGTGGATTTACTGTTAGTGTAAATACTATCGAAGTAATACAAGAAGACGAAGAATAATAACAAAGGGGCAGGATAATGACCACAGGCCATTTACGATAACCTGCCCCAATGTTGCTCAACAAACGGTTACAATTTGTAACGCTTTCGTATATTAGATTATCAAACTGCTGGGGCTTACCGTAAGATCAGCTTGCTAACTGGCAGTCTTTCTGGCATCTCTCGTGGTGTAAGTGTGAATAAATAGCACCTTTGGGTAACAGGTCTACTTGTAGTAGACAGATGTAGGTTCGAGTCCTACCGAGAGATCAAATAACAATAATTAATAATAAGAAATAACATGGCAAACAGAACGCAACATATTTGGCACTTAAAAGACACTGAGAAAAGAATCAATGCTCTTGATGGTGGTTGCAAAACAATAGAAGAAGCTATGAAAATGTATGAGCACATACCAAGTAGAAGGCTCACAATAAGTTATAAGAACAGAGCTATGGGTCGCATTATTAGAATATGTGATCCCGATCTATTTAATACCATACATATTAGATGGGCTTCGGAATATAAAAGAAACGGAAACGTTATAAGCAAGATGTATGATATTTAATCAAAGCTTGCTATTGGATCTATCAATATAACAGCATATCTTTTTATTGGTGTGTGATTATAGTTTCGAATGACAGCATAGTTAATTAGGAGTTAACTAGGTTAAGAAGCAACAGGAGATTGACCTCTTCTGTTGCTTTTTTTTACTCTACTTAAGGTTCTTCCTCTACAGGTACTTCTCTGAACAGACCACCCCATCCTACTTCGTCAGTAGCAGCCATTTTAGCTTTCTGTCTACCGATTTCTACCATAGGAATACCAAGTATGTTTCTTGGTGCATTGATAGGTGTTTCAATACTTTTTACTATGTCACGGGTAAGTAGTCCGTAAGGAAAATACGTGTACGCATAGTAGCTACCCAGTCTTTCCCAGTCACCACTAAATGCAGCTCCAATAATTGGAGTTATAAAACGTGATGAAGGTGGTAGTACTATTTGTAACGGAGCAATGGCAACAGGAAGATCACCAAGAAAAGCTTTTTCTTTTTCTTCTGGATCACCAAATAGCCATTCAGCAGTGTCTTTGATCCAAGCTAACGGTTGTGGAAGTGTAGAATCAAACACAGAAAATGGAAGAAAGCTCGCCATTGCTAGCATGAACATATCTAAAATCATCATGCGCTCAAACTTCTTGCCAGCATCACTGTTAGGTTGGATACCATACGTCTTTAAATCGTTTACTATTTGGCTTCTAAACTTCGTAGAATTCCAAGCCCATAGTTGAAATCGACTTATTATCTTACCAAGCGATGTACGGCTAAATGCAGGTCTGTTAGCGTTGTTGTACATAAACTGTGTAGCAGCAACACCACGCTGTGCCATTGATATAAGTAGCGGATCATTAGGATCTATAGTTGCACTTGATACATCAAAGACTTCTCTAGCTTTTAGATAGTGAGACACAAAAGAACGATAGCGAAGTTGTCTTTCAGATGATTTCATAAAGAAAGCGAACTTATTAAACACAGCATCAGACAATCCAGACTTCTTCCAAATCTCCATAAGCTCCATGTCTTTGATGTCAGGCTTACCCTTGATAACATCAACCATTCTATTGATAGTCTCTTTAACCTGAGTAGGAGCTATCTTATTGATATTAGAAAGCTCGTTAGCTAAGAATGATTCGAGAGCACCATGACTTTCAGCCCAAGCATACACATCGTTACGTGACTTAAATGATGGGTCAATTCTATTACGAAGAAGGTCCACATTAAAACTACCACGCCAGTGTCTAAACCCAGCACTGATAAGGTTGTTAGGTTCACCACCAACAATGTTGTTTACAAATGTTTTTGGTCTAGATAGCAACGTCATTAACTGATACTTAGCTTCAAAGTTAGACCATGTTTGTAACCATTGTGTAGAATTCCATAACTTTGTTGGATCTTCACCTTCTTTAGGTTTGCGTAGTTTATTAAGAAACTTACCACCTTGCTCTGATACGTACTCATCTGCAAACTTCCAGTAAAATGATTTTTTAATTTCTGGCAGGTCACGTATATCACCTTCAGTAAACACACTTGGATAGCCTAAGTTGTCACGGATATATAGTTCCATAAACTTGGACCATTTAGTTGTTTCCTCTTTGGAAATAACTAAAGCTGATTTACGTCTAAAGTTTTCAATACGTATATCACCATCTAGTGCAAGAACGTTATTGTAGTATGCTTTTACAATATCTTTTTCATACTGTTGTAAGCTACGCATATCACGTTGCCACCCAGCTATAGTAGCATTTTCACCACGTTTACGTGTATTTTTTTGCTTGTTAGATAGACCTATGTTTTGAGCTATCTGATTATAGCTTTTCTCGTCAGTAATAAAATCCATCTGAGAATTCCATAACATCTCATCAACCCAGTTTTGATGAGACTTAGATACATTTTGCTCGGACCTAGCTTGATGTTTGAGAGATTCAATCTCTAATATGGCATCTTCTTCGCTTATGCCCTTCTGCATTCTAGCTCTAGCAAACTCTTCTATGTACTTATCTGGATGGTTCATGTGTGGGAAGTAACTATCTCCACCAATAAACCCGATAGGCTTGTACTCAAGACCACGTTTAACATTAATACGATGCAAGGATTCTGCTATTTCAACAAGAGAACGACTATCACCATTGTCTTGCAAACGACGTGCAATGTTCTGTAATCTTCTTTGGTAATTGATTTGGTTAAGATTGTTTAACCCTACGATCTTAGAATCTGGTCCTTGTGTTTGTTTTGTAAGCGCCCAGATACGATTGTATGTTTTTTCAACATCAATAAGTCTAATAGATCTTTTTCCTGTAAGCTCTGGCTCAAGGTATACTATTGTATCCTCAGGCATGTTGCCTACAACAAACGTTTCGTAAAAGTCATTAAGGTGTGATGTAAGTTTAGTGTCTATTTGATCTGCAATTTCAAGTGCAGTTAATTGTTTAGACACTACGTTTCCATCTTCAATAACATTGACAGTGTATTTTTTTGAAGCAACACGTTCATCAAACACCTTTTTAGACATTTCGTATTCTTTTTGGTACACTTGTTTGTTACCAATAGGTGCTTTAAGCTCACGTCTTGCTACTGCAAAGTCAAAAATAACAGCTCCATCTCCATCAGACTGGCTGTTTACAGCATTGATAATATCAAAGTCTTCTGTGGTCTTAAATACACGGTAGTCTTGCATACCGCTAATCATATCGTTGATAGCAGATGCAGACTGGTGGAGCTGACTCATTGTAGACGTAGGCTTGATAGCATAGTACTTTGTAAAGCCTTTTTCAAAATCTACTTCGTAGGCAGTGGTACGCTGAAGCTGGTAATCAAACTCTTGTGTTTGCTTACCTATGGTGTCTGGAAACCAAAAGAAATTCTTCCAATGAAACTGACCCTTCTTAGCATTGGTCATTGTATTCCATATATAATCACGACCACGCTTATGAGTCTGCATAAACTCTCTAAGATCATACAATGTAGACTGATCTGGATTTGTAGAATAGCCTTTGTGTCCAGCAGTAACACCTCTCCAGTAGCTCAAGAAGTTATTAGCAAACCAACCTGGAGCATGATGAGCATCGTGATAGCCCATCAACTCTTTGAAATCATCAAGGATAACAAGCTCTTCAGCAGAAAACTTTTGATTAGGATCAAAGATCTGGCGAAGATTATCCAAATAAGCCTTGTTATCTGTGCGTTGAATCTCTTTGTTAGGATCAAGATTGCGCTCAAGAAAGTCAGAAACGGTTGTTTTTTTATCAGCTTCGGCATAAGCTTCAGCAACTTGTTTAGCTTCTGAAGTAACAACTTCTTCGATAAGCTTTTCTTTTTTCTTGCCAGTAGCTTTTTTAATTTGTGCTACTTGCTCTGGCTTAGGATCGAAAGTATCGTTTCTTGGCTCAGATAACACTTTGTTTTCTGGGACCGTATTAAATGCTTCCTGTTTACCTAGTGTAGAAAAGTCATAAACATCCTGAGGATCTTCTATCTTAACTCGTTTGTAGAGATTTTTTACATTCAAAACGCTCATTTTTTCCCCAGCAATAGCATCTTGAACAATGCCATAGCTTTTGTAAAATGAGTTGGTGTTTTCAAGACCAGTAGATCTTAGAAATGATCCAAAAGAGTTTAGGTTGTTGTTAAATACTTTAGCAGTAAGCTTGTCGTATGCGTCTTGCTGTTTAACCGACAAACCTGTAGATAGCATTTTCTCATACAGTTTATTTTGAGCTGCTACATCTTTAGGGTTTTGCACATTAAACGTACCGATCATATACGTGTCAAAAAGATCACGCTGCCATTTGCTTTGCAATACGTCTCTAAAAGCTTTTACTTTAAGCTGTAAACCTTCAACAACTTCAGACTTGTTAATACCCTGACTATTGTTTATTTCCCTTGATGCTACTGCATAGTCTTTCTTAAAACTATCAGCTTTGTTGGCAATGTCATTAACAGCTTTAGCTACCAGTTCTTTACGTTCTGGCGTTTCTGCTGCTTTCATAACTCGCTCTACTTGTTTGTAAAGCATTGAAGCAGTAGTGATGTCACTTACGTCTTGACTTATAAGCTGTTTTGCCGTGTTGACCTTAGACGCTATAGACCGTTTAGCTTTATCAATAACAGCTGGATCAGTAGATGTGTTGACGGTATTAAAGTCTTGTTCTATAGAGTTTCTAAGTCTAACTACTTCTTTAGAACCATTAATGCTTTTAAGAATACCAAGACTTTCAAGTATCTGAATTCTTTGCTTGTCTTGCGTTGTCATCTCTCCACCAGCTTTGTACTTCTCGTACCCGTACTTGGTGTACATTGTTTTGTAGTCGTCTATAATCTTGGAATACTTGGTTTCCGTAAGACCAGGCAATCCAGCCAAAGCAAATATATCTGGGTCTGGAGACTCTATACTGCTAGCAAGTAATGCTTTTTTAGACTTGAAGTCACTTGTACCTTGAGGCTCTTTAAATGATATTAAATACTCGTAATAGCTTTTGTTTTTACGAACGCCAGCATCTGTAAAAATATGCTTGTTAGTTGAATCAATAGCATCTTTGTATAGCTTGTACTCTTTAGGTTTAACAGAGTCAATAAGAATACGTCTTTCGCTACCATCTTTATTTCTTACAACAGCATAAGTATCAAATGCCTTGCTCCAAAGCATATTGCTTATTTCTGTTGGTCTAATCATGTCAAAGCTATCAGCGCTATCAGCAGCGTAGTTCATAGCCTGACGTGCAAAACCATCAAACTCGCTTATGTCAGCTTTCTTAACAGACTCAATTCTAATAACAGAAGCTTTATTAACATTGCTTGGTAGTTTAATACCTTTTTGATTCTTATCTATTGTAACAACATCTGGAGCTACAGACCACCATGAAGAAATGTCTGTACGTGCAGAAGCAGCAAAGCCAACAGCTTGCTTACCTTTGGTGGCATTGAATCCAGCAGTAGTAAGTGCTGTCATGTCAAACAAAGAAGCTACATTTTTCTTATTAGTTGGTATAGGTTGTACACCCATAGCTCTAGCACCTTCTTCATTCTTGCTAGGTATGTTTACTTTTTTATCACCAACTTGTTTTGTCCATTGATCTTTGTTTCTAAGCAGCACATCATGTAGCGTTTCTTGTGCTTTGCCATACTTGTTCTTGCCTAAATCTTGGTAGATAAACGTGGAATCAATGTCCAAGTCCATACCACCCATGTAAGCCATGTCTTCGCTATGTAGCGCTATACCTGTTCCTCTGTTGTCATAGAAGCCTTTAAACATCATAGACCTAGCGCCAGATATAGAATCAGATGGCACACGAATGACAATCATTCTAAGGTCTTGTTCAAGATTTTTTACTAATTCAGATTGAGGATCTTTAGAAACTTCAGCCTGATAGATATCAAAAAGATCACCAAGCTTCATGTCTTTTTCTAGGGCACGACTCTTGACCTTCATATTACGTGAGCCTTGACCAAGCATAAACTCGCCTGGTTTTACAAGACCACGATTAAACTCATCGGTAGGCAAACCAATAGCCTTAGCGGAGTACGGCACTTCTGGAGTACTGATACGTGAATGTAAGTAAGAGGCTACTTTGTTGTCTACATACCCAACAAGATTCTTATTTGACAGAATAGATGGGCTCAGTATTTCAATATCATCAGATAATGACAGCAATGCTTTTTCAGCAGCAGACAGGTTTTTACCTAAAAACTCAGACTCAGCAACATAAGAAGACGGATCTTCTTTAATGTTAGACTTGAGTATCTGTCGCATTACGCTATCATAAACGTAAATGTTTGTAGACACATTAGGATTAAGAATGTCTACAAGATCCTGCACTCCAAGCTTTTCTATTTTAATCTTTGAAGCTTTAAGCTTTGCTACAACTTGATCTGTTTCTCCATCAAGTTCTACATTAAGTCTCTGAAGTTTTTCTGCCTCTTTAGGGTCACCTCTAAAAGAGTTACCAATAGTTTCGTCAAATACTTCATTTATGATTTCTTGATCTACTTTGCTTGCATGCAAGTTTCCAAGTGCCTGACTTACAAGTACTTGATTTTCAAGTGAACTTGCTATGTCTTCTTTAGTACCAAGATTGTAAGACACACCTTCTACGGGCATGGTGTAGATAGCATCTTTGATGTCTACTTGTTCTTGCGTTCCAGCTTTGTAGATACGCATTTTACCATCGTTACCTAGCTGGCTGTCGTACTTGACTCGTTTACCAGACTGCTTTGCACTTGTGTCACGAAGAATCATGTGCAAGCCATTCTCTTTTAAAAACGCATCTTGAGCATTACCTGCTCGGAACATGGCATGCTTAGATAATAACATACCAAGATCACTGTCATCACCAGCAGCAATAATAGATTTGATAACACCAGCTTCGGGATCATAGCCACCATCACGAACCATTTGGTCAAACACATCTTGACGCACAATCACAGCGCCATCGGTAGCTGTCTCTGATACTTCATCAAATACTTCGCCATTTTTTTCATAGCTAAATATATCGTCTTCAACGCCTTCACGTTTTGTAAGACCATTCTTATTAGCAGAGTTTAGAATAACATACTTGAAACCACCTTCAGCATCATCTATACCAGCAAAGTATCTAGCATCAGCCCACTGCCCGTCAGCGTGCAATAACTGCATACGCTTATTAAGTGCAAGAAAGTCATTAACAAAACCTTTCTTAGCTAGATCAGCTAGCTTGACTCCAGGATTAAGAACGTCAGTATGTAGCTTTACTTGGGAAGCAACATACGTATCGTATAAATCTTTAGCAGAATCTTCATCAATATCTAGTCTTGTTTTTACTTCGTCGATGTATTCTTGTCTAGCATCTAAGTATGTTTGTTCAAGACCAAGATCTTGTATTTCTTTAAGTGCTAGTACTTTTTCTTCTGGAGTAACTGGAATCATGTCATAGTAGACAAGCTCGCCATTACTCTTTACGTGACCAGCAAAAGCTTTGCCTTGCTCAAGCATTTTGTGGTGAATCCACAATAATTCTTTTGGACTTTCAAAAGGATCAAAGATTTTTTCCGTCTTATAAGAATTTTCAGATACAGTGTTATCTACATAGCGTATGCTGTATACCTTAATATCTTTGTTGAACTTGTTCAAGCCCCTTTGAAAGTGACTAGGTGCTTTAGATACAGCAATAGGTTCGCCACTTCTTGATGTAGAGCTAGCTTGAAACACTTCTCTTGTGGTTGGATCTACTACATACTGAATAGCTTTTTCGTTGTTTTTAATCTTTCTAATTGTCTGTGTTATCTCAGCAGTAAGTTTACGTTTTTCGTCTGGAGATACTTTAGACTTTTCGCTAATGTATTTGTTAACAACAACCTCAGCAAAGTCAGCTGGGGTCTTGGTGTTGTCCAAACCAAACTGATCGTAGTCATTCTTAATACCGTTCAAAATCTCGTTGTAACGAGCTTGTTTCTGTGATGCAGGTATTGTGTCGTCTAATGATACTATCGTGCGTGTAACGTAATCTATGGGGGCCTGGCGACGAAGCTGTATACCATTTATGTCACCAGTATACCCATCTTCCATGTTACGTAGTATGTTGTCATCAAAGAGTGCGGTATCATCAACAGTAGCTGTATCTGTAGAATCTAGTGCTTTCTTTGTAGGACGTGGTACGGTAGGGTCAGCTTGTAATGGAACAACATCTGTAGCTACAGGTTGATTAGGATTTAAAGCTTCTACTGGAATAGGATTAGTATCTCCAGTTTCAATAGTGCTATTGACTGGCGTTCTAACAATCTTTTGAGATGGTGTGCTATCTACACCAAGTAAAGCTTCTGGAGTCTGCTTCTGACTGTCGAGCCATTGCTTAAACTCAACATCACGGCTTGGGTTTTCCGTAAGATACTCACCGTAAGCTCTTTTGATTTGCTCACGTTCAGAAGTAGATACAATAAACTGCTCTTCTTGCTCTCTACCTAGTCCAAGATCTCTAGCAATAGTAGCTTCTAATGCTGGATCTGTGTTAAAAAATTCCTGTGCTCTTGCATCAACATCTGGCTTATCGGAAATAGCAACAAGCTGATCTAATGTAATGCCTTCAGATTCTCTTACAACAAACTCATTGGCAACTTCTGGAGTTACTGATTCTTCTACATCTAAAATTCTTTGAGCAACAGGGTCGGGCTGATCGTCAGAAGAAGTACGCAAACCACCTACTAATATATCTGCATCGGTAAGTTTGTTGCTTGGTGTTTTAGCAACTTGATCTTTGATAATACCAACTGCCCTATCTGATATTCCACTAAGATCCTGTTCACCAGTAAACGGATCTAAGTCGTATGCACCTTCTTTTATTTCTTGATCTATTTGCTCTGTAGCTTTTACCAAAGCTTCGCCAAAACCACCTTTACGAATAGCATCAAGAGCAGCATTGTTTGCATCTTCTGCATTCATGCCTTCAGCTTCATACTTAGCTACAAGAACATCATATTCTTTTTTAAATATAGCATGAGATACTATTTGTGAAGTAATACCACCTCGAGCAGTACCAAGACTACTACCAAGCCACATTCTAGCTTGATGTACAATTTCTTTTCTTACATTCTCAGCTTGATCGCCATATAGCTCTTCAGCATTCTTGTACTCTGGAATGTTTTCTTCTGGATTAAGCCATGCTTCGTATCTACGTTTACCATCAGCAGTAACACTACTAGGTCCTGTCATTACTTCAAGAGCCTTACGTTGTGCATACGGCATCTCAGTACCAAACCATGCACCAGTCAAGTAATCAAATACTTGAATCTCAAGCGGTTGGTCCATAAGTGTACTAGGTAAACCGTTTACCATCATACCAGCAAGAGCACGAATAGCAGCAGGTTGACCACCAAATACTTCTGCAACACCACGATCAAGACCACCAAAAGCAGCACCAGTAGCAAAGCTATAAGCCATTTGATCTATACCGCCTTGCCATGAGGACACACCAGAAGCAAGACCCATACGAATTGCACCTTCAGCTACGCTTTCAGCTACAACACGTTTACCGCCAGGACCAAGTAAAACTTTCTTAGCTAACGCCTCAGCTGGAGTACCTGCTAATGCTTTCTTACCCATGTTCATGATAAGATCAGCAGCGTACATTGGAATAGATCGTGTCTGCGTGTAATACCTTCCTACTACTGGATTGGTAACAGTACGCAGTCCTTGCATAGTTTTTGTTACCGCAGCTTCAGCACCCTCACGACCTACAACACCACCAAGAAGCTTGATGCCACCTCTAACACCCATTGTACCTGCTTTAGTACCAAAACTAAGAGCAGTACCCACACCAGGAATAATACCAACAAAACCAGCAAAGTAACCAGCACCTTGCGCTAAAGATTCGAGCCAGTTATCTGGCTCTTCTTCTACAATGTCAATAGTGGTGAATCCTTGAACAAACCCACCAGCTAATTGTTTTAGTACATCTACAAACTGTAGGCCATCCTCCTCCTGTTGCGAAGGATTAAGGCCATACCCAACAGGTCTAGGTGCTAGCATATATTACTTACTTATTGTTGTGGTGCTTGTTGCAATATTCCTTGTTGAACTTCTTTTGGCAAAGTAGAAAACACTCTTTGTATTGCAGCTTCAGATCTCTTTCTTGACGCTTCTGGCATTCTTCCTTTTGCTTCTTCATAAGCTTGACTCATGCTAACGTAAGCTCCTAACAAACTATTAGGTTCTATTGGTCTTCCAGAAGAAATAGACTGTGAAACTTTTGTTCCAATATCCTTAGACATTTTGACAATATCTTCAGATACAAGCTCTGCAGACAAGTTTTTTACATCTGTTCTACCTATAAATCTTCCAAGATCCGCAAAAGGACCAGCAAGAAAACTTCCAATAGGTGAAAGAAATCTACCAATTCCTTGTATGTCTTTATATCCAGAAGCTAAATCGACTCCTGGATCTACATCAATAGTAATAGGACCAGCTGCAGCAGCTTCTTGAGCTTTTCTAAGAGCATCCATCTCAAGATCAAATTTTTGTTTTGTTAAACCAAACTGAGCTTGAGCAAGACCAAGTTGACCACGACCAATAGCAAGCTGACCACGACTAATTTCTTGCTGAAAAGGAACTTCTACTTCTTGTCTAAATTTTTGAGCTGCTGCCGTTAAGTCAATACCAGCTTGAGCAAGTTTATCTTGAGATTGTGCCCTAGCGTAATTATAAGCCATTGTAGCGTCAAACTGCTCAGCCTGCATTTTTTGCTGACGTTCTTTCAAATTCATTTCTGTAAGAAACTGCTGATTTTGTTGCTGTTGTTCAGCTCTACGCTGCATTAAATTAGCAGTAGATTCGGCTCTACGCTCAGCCATTTGATCGTAGTTAGCTCGAGTTTGAATAGCAAACTGAGAAGCTTGTAGTAAGTTTTCAAAAGGAGACGCCATATTTATATCCCACCATAAGTTAATTGTGGCACAGCGAAGTTTGTATTAAAACTAGTATTAAATCTAGGTGAAGTATAATTTTGTCGACCAAACATTCTTTCCATAAAAGCCATGTCTTCAGCTCTTTGAGCTTGCATCATTTGCTGACCACTGCGTTGTGCACCATAACCCATAGCCATACCGCCTAAAGCTCCTAAGGCTTGAGCAAACGGATTGTTCTGTGCCATACCAGCTCTAAAGTTTAATGCGTTCATACGTGCAGCGTTACGTGCTTGTACGTTTTGAGCTTCAATGTTTGAACGTGCAGCTTGAATTTCACCAAGCATACCAAGACGTTGAATATTACTTTGACCCAAAGCACCAAAAAGAGAAGCCTGTGCTGCTCGTCTATCCATAGCAGTAGCTTCTGCAGCTAAAGCTGGATTACCCATTTGTGCGTACATACGCTGTGCTTGGGCTGCAGCTCCACGCTGCGAAGACTGAAAACCTTGATAAAGAGGTTGATCGAAGTTAGCACCTTCTACTCTAGCTCTAAGCTCGTCATACCCAGCAGTAGATATTTGCTCTGGGGTAAAACGATCTAGCATACGTGCTGCTCGTCTGTTTGATCTACTTTGTAGGAATCCAGATAAGAGGGAACTTCCAGCTCCTACCAGCATCCCAGCTGTCATTGGGTCCATAATATCTCCTTTTAAGCCTAAATAAAATTATTCTTTATCAGATTTGTTATTGTCAACATTGTCTTCCATAGCTGTTTGGTCAGCTAAAGCCTGAAGAAGTCGTTGATATACATTAAAAGCTTTTGCATGATCTTCTGCCGTAGCAGGAGCTTTACGTGCTAAGTCGTAAATATACGATACCAAAGATTGAAATTCGTTCATTAGTTGTAAAATGGCATTTTGTAAATGTTTCCGTTTATATCTACATATATGTAACCAGCAATAGCTCCAGCGCTAGTAGGAAAGCTACCTGCGTTTGATGTTATCTTAAAAACAGAAGAAGCATCAGCTTGTGTCACATTAAACTCAACGGCTTTATCGTTTGCTTTATAGAAGTTACCGTAAAATCTTGAATTATTCACAGCTTCAAAAGTACCAGCAGTAACAGCAGCTCTTCCAGTATCAGCAACACCCCAGAGTTTTACTTGTGGTGTGCCAGAAGCATACTGCATTACAAGTGATCCACCGTTAACATTGTCATTGTTGTGGTAGATTGTAAACTTACGTGTTGTCTGCTTTGTATTGTAGCTGTTTTCATGCAATGTAAGACCAAATCTAGAAGACCCAACAGGGTTTGATAAAACGTGTATACCACCAGAATTTGTATTAGTATTCTGTGCATAAACAAATACTTCACCATCTGTATCAAGTATTTTTACGTTGTTACCACTAGAAGCTGTTGTTGTTAAAGATCCACGAAGAATAACACTGCCAAACTCAGCAGTACCATCATCCTTAATAGCCCACCCACTAGTTCCCGAAACATAATTATTGCTTTTAAGAAGATTGGTATCAATAGTAATGTTATCCAAGTACACGTTAATAGAAGATCCAGTGCTATACGCTCCAGCTACTTCCATTGTCATAATCATACCAGCGGATATACCAGTAGCACTAGCTACAGTAATCGCAGTAGTACCAGCAGGATAACCTACTTTAGGTGTTGCTGTTCTTGTAACCCTTGTTATTACACTTGGATGTGATGTAATGGTTTGACCAAGATCTGGATTGTGAGAAAAACGAACAGTGTCGTTATCAAACACTTCGTAAGAGAGTCCAGGATTTAAGTTTACTGTAGATCCTACTACGGAAGCAACTTCTCCTAATCGTTGTCCATCAATATAATCTCTAAATGTATCTTGAGTAACCGCAAGAGATATTTGATCGTTAAGAATTTTTAATGAAGAACTAGATCCAGTAGCTCCCAAATACACTGGACTACCAGAATTAGCAATAACACTAATTGTACTAATTCCAACATTGGTTGGTGATCCAGTAGCTGCTTTGTCTTCTGTTGCTGTAACTGATATGTATTCCTTAGGATTAGCCGTGTTTACAATGTATAATACATTTCCATTTTTAATAGGATATAGCAACTGGCTTAAATCTAAAGAACTTGTGCTACCGCTATAAGAGGTTGCTAACGATCCTAAATATATATTCCCATATAAGTTTGTAGCTGTTAAAGCAAAGCCATCTAGCGTCTGGCTAAGTTTAGATCCATAATCACCAGTATTTAAATTAAGTCCTGATCCTATTGGTGCTATTACAGTAGTCGACTGTATTGATAAACTTGTCGCCCCAGCAAGAGCAGCTGCATTTACTATAACGGGATATGCAATACCATTGCTGTTATTAACAACATAAAGTTTTTGTCCAATAGACAATGATATTGGTAATGATGTTACTTGTAATGTTGTTACTGTGCCATTGGCAGCACTAGTAAGCGTAGCTATAGAATTACCTGTTGATGATGTTTCTATAATGCTTGTAATACTTGTAGCAGTTTGAGTAAGTGTAGACCTGACTAAAGCAGTATCAACATGTACTCCAGAACCATTACTTGCAGTAAATGTTCCACCACCTACTTTGGTTACGCTAATACTAGTAGCTCCTAGAGAAGCATCAGCCGTAAGCTGCAAAATTGTAGAATCTCCTGTGACTTTATCTACAACATATATTCTGTCTCCATTAAACATAGCATAAGGCAATCCAGGCGCAGATAATGCCAAACTAAATGGACTACTTATTCCAGAGTATGCTGAACTTATAACACCCAAACTACCTGCTACTGAAAATTTCTCTATACTAGTAACAACATTATCCGCTGTTTGTTTTATTTGTGATCTAGCATAAGAGCTTTGTAAATGCACTCCAGATCCACTAGGAACATTTAATGTTACAGATTGTACTGGTAATGAAACCGCTCCACTAGTAACGTCTGAGGTTAATTGTATTTCTGTAGGAGCAAGTGTTGTTGCATTATATACAAAAAACCTATCTCCATTGTATAGGTTTACTGTTAGTCCTGATATGGGTAAACTAGTAACCGTACCGTTTACTGCACTTGATAACTGGCAAATAGAATTGTTTGCATTATATCTTTGTACTACACTACTAATACTATCTCCAGTAATACGCAACAATGCCGAAGAACTGTTAGCTGTTAAGTATACCTTAGAATCAATAGGTTTGCTGACTGTAGAGCTGTTAATAGGTATCGTTGAGCTTAACGCATCCGTATTGCTAGTAACAGTATGTGTTGATACAAGTTCTGGATTTGTGTTGTCAACAATAAATAAAATGTCATTAGCCTTAATAGGCACTCTCAAAAACGGTGATTTAAGAGACAAACTAGTAACTGTACCGCTATACGTTGTAGACAAATCTCCCAAGTAAATAGCACCAGCTAAAAATAAAGACCTTAAATCAATAGCATCGCCTGATATATTAATGTAGCTTACAAGTGATAACTGATCTAATGTAATCGGAGACTGATCTTTAACACCAAGTATTTTTGGTTTTATAGATATACTTGTAGAACCAGTATTTGCTAAGGCAGTTGTTTGGCATACATATTGTTTTCCATTTTCTAGGTCTTGTACAATAACTTTCCAACCAAGATCACCTCTAATAGAAATAGGTAAGGGTGTTACAGGTATAGATGTTCTTCCTAGTATATACGAAGCATACGATCCAGAAGAAACAGTACCTGTTGCAACAATAGTTGTTGTACCAGCAGATGTTACCGTACAAGTTATATCGTCAATTTCTATTTCAGCGTCTACAATAACACCATCAGATGTAAAACTACCAGATGAGCGTGTAATTGTAAGAGTGTTAGAACTATTGACTACAGTAATGCCACCACTAGGTGTATAAGTAGTTCCTTTTGTCAAGTACCCAGAACCAGCATCTACTTTTGCAAGAACATCTAGTTCACCTAATTGAGCACCTATAGATATTGAATACTCTAATTCACTTACCCATGTTGTAAGGCTTTTTTGAGTAAGGTATATACCATTGCCTTTTTGTAACTGTGACAGTACTGTTGTCGGATTAACAGATATTGTTGTATCAGAAGAACCAACATTAGATGATATGGTAAAAGTAGCTACATAACCAGTTAATGATACAACAGTAATAATATCATCTTCTTTTAAAACACCATCAGATCCTATAGGCACAATGGGTAACACGGAAACAATTCCAGGCTGTACAGACCCTGATAACGAAGTAATAGGAGGAAACAATGACTGTATAGTATTGAGTCCATTATCACCAGCTCCAGTTACTTGTAGTGGTGGACGCTGTCCTTGTCGTTGGAGTTGACCTGCACCTAGATTAAACCTAACCCATCCCTCATCAAACCTACCTTCTATAGAATACCCAGCACCAGTTTTGTCGTTTACAAGGCGTATATCGCCACTTTTGCCTCCAGTTCTATCGGAAGCCTCAGTACCAGCTTCTGAGTTTATAGACTGAGCTAGCTTTTGTATCTCATCATACACATGTCTAAATACAGAAGAAAGCTCCTGAGGAATATTTCCAGGTGGTTTAATCTGTCTCATAGACCTCCCTTAAATATCTTCTCTCTAAATGTAAAGTCAATGCTATCAATCTTACATCCAGCAGGAGACGTTACTGCAAGTCTAAACCTTTTACCTTTTCTGTACTGACCACCAGATTGTGGAACATCGTAACGGTAGATAGCGTCTTTGTTAGATGACGGTAAAGCCGTTCCTTCTTCTAATACTGGAGATGTCAAAGACACAGGCGTCTCATCATCAATTTGTAGGCTCACAGTTGACGGTAGAGCGTCTCTAAGCTGCAACTTGACGTTGTATATCCACTTTTCTATTGCAGGCTCTCTGAGGTCAAAATAGGGCGAATAATACGTTGTAGCTTTTGTGGTAGCACTTGTTGCTATTGTTGCTACAACACCACCACCAGTCCAGAATGTAGGTATACCATTAGATGTAACGCCTGGAGCTGATACTAAAGATGAACCGTACTCACTCGAATTCCACAAGTCCCAACGACGTTGATCTACTGTGTATACAAGAAAGTAATAGTTAGAAGCACCAGAAGGCCAATAAGCTACAAGCAGCTGTTTATTTCTTGGATCGTAGTTTAATGACACTTGCTTTGTAGTGTCTCTGTTTAACCAAGCTGGGTTTACGGATGAGAAAGTTTCAGAAGAATAACTTCTAATTATCGGTAACGATATATCTATAGGTGCACCACCATCAGATACATATATACCATTAGGACCTGCAAAAAACATTCCTATATCGGTTGTCACAACAGAGGTTGCTGATAGCGCACCAAACCCATTCATCTCGTCTTCAATATAGAAGCCGTCTGGGTTGATTCTCCATATCTTGTTTTTGCTAAAAGCAAATATCCTGCTTTTAAAAGATACAAGTGCTACAGGTGTTTCTGGAAGTCTTAGGAAGTTTGAAAAGTAATTGAATACGTTAAACTGCCCTTGAGCAGATCTAAATATATATTGTTTTGCGTCTGATATTACAGAGTGATAACAGTCTGCAACAAAATGATACCCACCTTGCTGACATGACAAGCCGTAATTAACCGTGCTTGTAGTCGTTGTTTCTGGAAAACCAGAATTAGATTCGTAAGTAGGTCCAAGCTGATTGATTGTAAAGTTATCTACATACTCAAACTTTCTGCCTGTAACAGAAGTAGAACCAAATGTAGTAGTAGTCTCAGCCACAGAAGGTGCAAGAGATATTGTCTCTACAAGCTGATAAAAAGATTTTGCAAATCCACCAATACCACCAGACTGTGCACGATATATATTAAGATGACTTACCCTTCTGCTTACTGTTGATGGAACGAATGCAGATATTTTAATTTTCTTTCCTGAGTTAGGAGAGATATAAGATTCTACAGACGTAAGAGGCGACTCTTGAAAGCCATCATACAACAAGCTAAACTTATAATAGTAGGTAGTGTTTGGCTCTGTAAAACCATTAGGTTCTTCTACTAGGTATATACTACCTATGCTAGATACAAGTGCACCAGTAGAGGTATCAGCATATCTGGCTGCTGGATCTAGCGTACCATCACCGTTAAGCATATAGTACATAGATCCAGTATATACCATTGCTGCGTTCTTAACCAGTGTTGTAGAAACAGAAGTATCAGAAAAACTAACACTACTACCAATCGTAGACGAAAGATCTATCGTTGTAGTTCCGTGATAATTTTGTCCACCTATGTTATTGTAGTAAGCACGTCTTAATGTTGTTCCACTATAAGATAACCATACAACAACATCTGGAAGTCCATCAGACACAGGATGTGTATTGGACCTACTAAGTTGTTGTTTAGGTTGACCACTAGTTACAAATAAAAAACTACCAGCAGAAGGTATTTCTCTATATTCATTTGATGGAGGTGAATCTTGATACTTAATATAAATACTTTCAGATACGGTACTACCAGCAAGGCTAGCAGACATACTTATGTTACCATAAAGACCTATGGTACTTGAGCTTGTTCTAAACAAACACTTTGTACCAAGCTTTAACTTTATTGAGTAGTTATCTAAACTGTTTATAGAAGTATAAGATGTAACAAGATCTGTTGTTACAAAAGCAAAAACATCTGAAGACCTTCTAAGGTCTGGAGATATATCAACAACGTTAGCAGTTCCAGCAAGGTTTGACTTAGCTATTTTGTATAAAAAAGATCCAGGAATAGTATTGTCGTTCTCAGAAAGCTTGTTAGGTATTGTTACTTCTTCTACAAATCCACCTATAGCAGTAACAGCAAGGTACACATCGCTTGATGTTGTTTCCATATCCGTTACTAAGTAACCGTTTTTAGAAAGCTGATACCCAAGCTGAGTGCTAGTTGTAACAGTCATAGCTCCAGCATTAACCCTATAAAGAGTAGATGTTTCGTTATCGTAAACAAGAACATCTCCAGGATTTTCTGGATCTGAGCATATCGCAGTTATATTTTGAAATATATCATCGCTCGTCTTATCGAAGTATGGAGCTGTAGATGAAAACCTTGTAAGTCTTTTACCTGCTTTGTCAATATAAACGTAGCCACCATTATTGTCTGAACAACCTTTCCATCCAAGACCAAAAGAATATCCTTGAACAGTGTTAGGTATTTCTATAGCTGCGTTGTATATAGCTGGAGTAGATGATGGTGCAATTCCAAACTGCGTGTGGCTTACAATGCCAAGCCATTTTGCAGGTGTGGTAGATGACCCACCTGTACCTATATGAATAGCTTTATTGTTAGCTTCCATAGATACATTACTACCAGCAGTAACACCAAGAGAATACAATGTTCCAGTAGCGTCAGTATCTTGATATAGATACACATTGCTATCGGATATAACAGCTTGATAGTTTGCGTCAAGTTCAGCTCTAGTAGAAACCCTACCGTTTGTCCCTACACCTGTTTTCCAAGATTCGTCTGAGCTTCTTCCTTTTATACCACCTGGATATGATGGATCAATGTCGCTTCCAAAAGAGTACTGATTTTCTAATAGATCAGAAGCTGGTTGCGTTGTTACAAGACCACCATTAAAAGATTTAACTGTTAGCTGCTGTTTTGGCATAGCTGTTATATTCTGTTCGGTTTGAAGCCCACCCAACAAAAAACTGCCTCATTGTTGGTTTAATGTATGCGTGAGTTATATAATGACTCATGTGCATAGAATTAATACCATTGTATATTATTTTGTGCGCTTTTGTATTTAAAGACGATAGCCTTAATATGGTTGTATCATTAATTATTCCATCAAGCATAAGGTCTTCACCGTACAGATATTTGCCACCCTTAATTGTGTTTATAGAATTACAAAGCCTCTGTAACCAAAGAGCAGGTCGCATTACTCCTAGATTGATTGCAACCTCAAACATTTCCATAGCTATCTGAGGGCAAATAGCGTAAATCTTGGATAGTTTGTTAGCGTCCCAAAAACCCTTTTTATATATGTCTTTGGCCATACCTACGGTAAACTGAGACAATGTACCTTTGTGACCAAAAGAACGAGCTGTTTCTATGGATATACCGTAACGCTCGTTATCAACAATATGACTTCCGTTTTCAGAAACAATCCCCTGGAAGGCATGTTCAAAAGCCTCCTCAGGGGACTGAAAATCATACTTCTTGTTTATTAGTTTAGGAGATCCTGTAGCCATTCAATGATTCCCTTTCCAGTAAAATCTTTTACAGGATCGTTAAACAAATATGCTAATGCAAATGTTACAAGACTACCACCTTTAGCAACGTAACTAGCCCATGTAACTTTTTCTGGATTGTTAGAATTATCTAAAACCCACTCACCTTTTTCGTTCACGTTATAAACGTCAAACGGATAAATTATTTGTCGTATAGCAACAACAAGTGCTGCTACAATCTTGCCTTTGTTTTTGCCTATTACCCAAACAATAAACTTTTGAAACAATCCTAAGTTTTCTTTAAGATGTTCCTTTGCGTTAACGGTTGTTTTTTTAGCTGGCATATCTGATAGTTTTGGTTTATTTGGTTGCGGTTTATTTCCAATATTGGAAAACTTTTCTAATTTAACCAAATTAATTTTATTTGGCTTTTCGTCACTGTTCTGTTCTAATGAATTCATATCGGTAACGTCTTGTTTGATTTGCCTTATCTTTATAGATTCTCATCCACCAACTACCAAGCGGTTTAGGTGGTGCGCCTCGTTCTACGTGCCAACCTGATCCTGTAAACTCTTCTTTATATGTTCCTGTTTGTACGTGCATAACGCTTTTGCGTTGTATCGTACCATGTGAACTTATACTTTCTTTAGGTGTTTCCATTATCCAAGCTTCGTGGATGTGACCACTTACGAATATATCCGCATTGTCAATGTATGCGTTACGTCTGTTGGTTTGGATTACACCTTTGGTAACAACTCCTCCACCACCTGATCCGTGATGATAGTATAGGTTTGTAACAGATGGCTTAACTGTATCTTTACCATCTTCAGTTAAGATAGTAGGAACAAAACGTACCCAGCCGTCATACTTACCCAAAGGTATCTTTGTTTGTGCACTCATTCTTTGAAGCACATCTGTTTCTAAATGTTTAAGAATAGAAGTTTCATGATTGCCATACGTTACGAGCGTCATATTTTGTTTGTAAGGCTCGATCCAATCATTAAAGGTATCAATCACTGAGTCAATATATGTAGCGTTGTTATGCTCAGGACGAACATCACCTTTCATTCTTCTGCCGTCATATTTACCTTGCATGAGGCAAAACAAATCGCCAAAAACTAAAACGCCAGCATTGCGTTCGCTGGCTTGTTTTAAATGCTTTTCTAAAAGATCTCTGTCACACTTTGGGTTGTCCCAGTGCCAGTCGGCTGTGAGTAGAAACCAAACATCCTTGTCTTTTTGCAAGTCTGGACGTATCGTGATAACCCTGCCATTTTCAGTTTTAGTAACAGGGTGTATACTTACGTTGGCATCAATCATTGTATTTAAATTAGTTTATGGTGCAAGCAGTTTTGATATAACGGTATTCATAACGCCACCTCCAACGAGACCAGCGCCAATCCCCCATCCTACCACCGTCCACTTGATACGGTTAAAGTCCTGTTCTATGTCATTGACCTTATTTTCCGCTTTCTCTAGGCGATATACGATACCTCTGTTGCCATCAAGTTCATTACCTGTTATGGCATAATATACTTTGTCGAACTTAATGGTAAGAGTTGTAATGCGTTCCTCCAGCAAAACAATCTTTTCTTCAATACCATCAAGTCGCATACGGTCAGCGTCGTTCATATCGCTCATTTCTTCTATATTGTTTAGTTGTTACCAAGTTCTTTTTCTGCCCACATCTACGTGAGTAAAACTATTATATGCTTTTATACCACCAAAACCCATGTCGTTTGCTATAGAAGCAATTTCCATTGGGGTAACTCCTTTAACAACAATATCGAAAGCCATTCCCTTTACGTGTAAACTTTCACTAGCTCCACCTATAACCTTATTGTGGTTTTCAGATCTATAGCAGCTATTAACATGTACTGGCTTACCTATGTGATCTCGAATAGCTTGTAGCCCAAGTATAAGAGCGGGATGAAGCAAAACGATATTTGATCCATCTTTACTTGCAAGTTCACCAAGAGTAAAGTTACGTGATACCTTGTAACCACGTCCTAACTTCTCAATGTCAAACTCTAATGCGTCTTCGGAATTTTGATTTCTAAAAGCGTTCATAATCCAAAACTATTTAATAGATTGAGAATATCTTAAATAAAGTGTATGCGATGTTGGCTGTTATGTCAACACTATTAGGATGGCATTCCTATCCATCCATATTTGTGCATATCGGCAATCTTTTCAAGCACATAACCATACTTTTTGCCAACAGATTTCATTCCATACATAATGCTGTAGGATGTAGATATAAAGTCCTGATTTTCTGACTTTAATCCAGTTTCAATACCGTTAAGATAGTCTTTAAAAGTTCTGCATACAGACCCATAACCAGATATAGTTTCTGGAAATACTCCAAAATCACTAGTAACAGGATATGCTCCACACATAGCACCTTCGATAATAGCTCCACCAAAAGGTTCAAAGTACTGAGTAGCTAATACCATAACTTTTGCTTTCTGTAGAAACTTTACACGCTCAGTACCTTTTAGTGCTCCTACACATGATAAGTTTTTATGCTTAACAAGAAGGTTTTTAACGTATTCTGGATGACCTTGACCTGCCATAATAAATGGAACATCAAAATGATCGGATAGCATACCAAAGATTTGGCATCCTTTCTGATCGTAGATACGACCCATGTAGGCTACGTACTGTTTTTCTACATTAGGATCATACGTCCAGTAAGTTTCGTCAAAGTGATTTGGCACAACAAAGTCACCGTACTGAGGCATTTGGTTTTTCTTACCAGTAACTTGATCTAACCAAGCTTTACTTTCAAATATACGGTAAGGTGCAAACGTGTCTGGATAACCAATACCAGGTTCTACGTGAATAGCTTTAGGATATAGGTTGCCTAGTTCTTTGTGAGGCCAACCAAAATGATGAAGGTAAATATCGTTATTATTTGCCCCCATATTTTCAATAGCTTTTAAAAGCTTTGCATGAAATTCTATAAATAAAGACGTACCAGTATTAGCTAGGTCACCTTCAAAAACGCCAGTAGTGTTAAGCTCTTGAGTAGCTATGTAACGAAGCTCTTTTAACCTTTCTGAGGTAATGAGCTGGATAAGCTCAATATTCGGCTCACACTTTTTCTTATCTAGTGGACCATATATAGGATCAAAAACCCCAGAATGGTAATGGATAACTTTATATCCAAGTGAAGCTAACATAGGCACAAGCCTACGAGTTTTCTGGGTATAAGCACAATGACTATGCTTGTCAGTACCCTCAGTATGAAACAATCCTATAGAGTGGATTACTCTGCTAGAAAGCATATATAATTGGTTTATGCTTAATTGCAGACTAAGCTATACAATAATTTTTAATTATCAAAAGTTATTTTTTCAAACACAACCTGAGGATTGTATGTAGCAAGGTGTGCAATGGCATAGTTTTCTATGCTATCAATAAGCTTATCGTACTCATTTGCACCTATCCCACCAGCTACTTCTGTGTTAGACATTTGTGGCAGGTAGAACCTGTATACTTCGTTAATAAGTTCTTGTGTCTTATAGACTACTACTTCTACAAGCATAGATCCTGGAGTAGAAAGATATGGCTTAAAAAACATGTAGTTAGTGCCATCAATAAGAATAGAAGAATCCTGTCTCGTCTTTAGTAAACCAGTAGATTTTATCATCTTATTTTTTTTTACGTGATTGCATTTTAGGCACGCAGTTTGGAACTTGTTTACCAGATTTGTTCTTCATACCTATCATTGAGTATCCTTTCCAACAAGGATTTTTTTTCATTGATTTAGCCATATTAACACTTCCATCTTTTTCTTGCAGCTTTACCACGTTCACCTGTCCATCCAGCTGATCTAGCACAAAAAGACTTCTTACGTGCAGCATCTTCCTTAGTTTTAGGATTAGGTGCAGGTGGTTTTAAATTGCTGTTGTTTTTACGGTTATACTCGGCACGACCTTTGGCAGTCATACCAGCACCTTCTTTAACGGAAAGAAAGTTTCTGTCTTTGCCTTTTGTTGTACGTGCTATAGGTACGTGTGTGCGCTTTGCCATTATTTTTTCATTTTACGAAGTGTCTGAGCTAGTCTAGCTCGTTGACCAAGTTTACCAGGAGCTTTAGCAGCTTTAGCTAGAGTAGCAGCAGGTATAGTTTCACCCTTCTTAATACCTAGCTGTTTGCGTAAAGCACCAGGTTTTTTAATTGCGCCTTTAATCCAGTTTTTATTCATTTGATATGTTTATTTGAAAGTTTTCTAAAATAGTTTCCACCCATTCCTTATTTTCTTCATTCCAATGATAGATTTTTTCGTCACTAGGATAAGGTATTGGTGCTTCCCAATCCCAGTTAGCATTAAGATTCCATGATGGATAAGGTTTTTGTGGATAAAATACTTGATTCGTTTCATCCCACGTATAACCTATACCAGCATAATGCCCTCTAAACTTTCTATTGTAGCTTGTTTGAATCCATGTACCATCTAAATTAAGTACATCACGAATAAACGCCTGACCCAATGGCTCTGAATTTACTGGAGCTGGATCAGGTGCATCACTATCACTAATAACAACAATTTCTTTTACTATTGTGTTTTCTACTCTTGCAAAATGTGCCATAGTATTTTATGTATTGATTTAAATTTTATATCGTACAATTACAATACCAGAACCACCCGAACCACTCCATCTACCAGAACCACCACCACTACCAGTATTTACAGCTCCACTACCAGCTACAACAGCTGATTGAACAAACGATCCATTTCCACCTCCACCAGCACCACCAGAACCAACACCATAGTTATAATATCCACCGCCACCACCACCTCCAGCTCTTCTTGTAAATACATTGGTTATACCATTCAAAATACCCTCTCCACCATTACCAGAATATTCAGTACCGCCATCACCACCAAAATAATTTGAACCACCACCGCCAGCAGCTGATAACCAATTTCTATAAAAATTACCACCAACATTACCCTGACCAGCAACAGCGCTTCCACCATATCTATTTCCACTATTTACCGTTCCAGCACCACCACCAGATCCACCAGGTAAACCATCACCAGTGCCACTATTATAATAGTCTCCCCTACCGCCTCCACCTCCACCTACAGCTATAATACTACCCAAACTTGACTGAGCACCAGTACCACCAGCATAACCATTATTACCACTTGCAATTCCAGCACCTCCAGCACCTACAACAACTGAAACGGAGCTAGTTAAATTTATTGTACCAGTAACGTGAGCACCAGCACCACCGCCACCACCAGAAAAAACACTATCTCCACCTCCACCGCCACCTCCACCACCAATAATAAGATATTCTAAATCTCTAATATTACTATATTCGGGTTTTAGTGTAAGAGTACCGCTTACTGTAAATACATGTAAATAATATGTTCCTACAATAATAGTGCTTTCCGTACCGCCTGTTGCTGCAACACCAGCACCAGCAATACCGCCCTCTTTTTTTGCTCCTACAGCAGAGAAAAATAATTGATGTATTGTCATTAGGTTAATCCTGCTCCAGCAATAACATAATCATTTGTACCAACACAAAGTATTGTTACAAGACCTTTTTGAGCTATAGTTCTGTTACCAGTAGTAGCAGTACCAGCAAGTCTTAAAGTAACCGCACTAGCAGTTAATGTTATGTTACCTGTACCTGAGTTATATATTGAAACGGCATCACCAGCAGAAAATCCAGTAGATGAGTTTATGGTAACGCTAGAAGCTGTTGATATATACCCACCCTTATTGGATGAAACAATGGTTGTGTTTGTAGAAGCAGGTATATTTGTAACAATAGGACCAGTAGCACCAGTAGATCCTGTAGCACCAGCAGGACCTTGAACGCCCTGTGGACCTTGCACGCCTTGTATACCTTGAGGGCCTGTTGAACCTGTCAATCCTTGCAAACCCGTAGGGCCTGTAGACCCAACAGCTCCTTGTATTCCCTGAGGACCTGTTGCGCCAGTAGCGCCTACAGGACCAGTTTCTCCAACAGGACCTTGTATACCAGTTGGACCTGTCTCGCCAACATTTCCTTGAATACCTTGCGGACCAGTTGCTCCCTGTATACCAGTTTCTCCTACCAAACCTTGTGGTCCAATCGGACCAGTCTCTCCTATAGGCCCTTGAACGCCCGTTGCGCCTGTCTCACCTATAGGACCAGTAGATCCAGTTAATCCAGTAGCTCCAGTATCACCAATAGGACCCTGCGGACCAGTAGGTCCAATAGGCCCTGTTTCGCCAACAGGTCCAGTAGCTCCTGTAGCTCCTTGATTTCCTACAACACCAACAGATGTAATTACATAACTGTAGTAACCATTTTCTGTAAGAAAATTAACGTTTCGTAAAGTATTGTCAAGATTATTTATATAAATTTTAACAATCATCCTATCTGTAGCAAGAACTGCTGTAGATGGGAATACTATGTCAACATCGTTTTCAAATGGATCATTTGCGCTATAACCTAACTGTACAGTAGATGATGTTATAACAGTTCCATATCCTGTTCCAGAAGAATCTGCAAGTTCAAGCGTAACATAAGCATCTATTTCTGCTTGCGAATCTGCAATCTGAAAGTATAACTTAAATCTTTGTACACCAGCAGGTATGATTGTAAAACCAAGCTGTGGACTTATAAATTGCTCTACAAGAACATTTGTCTGTAGCGCTGTAAGGCTTTTTGTTATTGTCTGCTGCGCTGCCGTAGTAGGCTCAGTATCAATTACTTTATAACCACCTACATCAGAGGATTGTGAGTTGTTAAAGTAAAAGAATTGACCTGAAGATATGCCCTGAGGACCTGTAGGTCCTGTAGCACCCGTAGGGCCTGCAATGCCAGTTGCACCTATCGGACCTGTTTCTCCTATAAGACCAGTTGGACCTTGTATACCTGTTTCACCAATAGGACCTTGTATACCGGTAGCACCAGTTTCTCCTATAGGACCTGTCTCGCCAGTTAGACCCGTAGGTCCTACGACTCCTGTTGGTCCTGTTTCTCCTGTTGGGCCAGTAGCACCTGTTTCTCCAACCTCGCCCTTCTCGCCAGTCGTGCCAGTTGGGCCTTGTGGTCCTGTTGCACCTGATTCTCCTTGAGGGCCAGTAGGACCGATTGCTCCCGTAGAACCAACTGGTCCAGTGCTTCCTGTAAGTCCTGTTGGTCCAGTGGGCCCCTGTAAGCCTGTTTCACCCATTGGTCCTGTAGATCCACTTGGACCTTGTATTCCCGTTGGTCCTGTTGAACCTTGTACTCCTGTCGCACCTTGCGCTCCTGACGGTCCACTAGGGCCTTGAGGTCCAGTTTGTCCTTGAGGGCCTGTAGCGCCTTGTGGCCCAATTCCGCCAGGCTGCGTGAGTTTAATTTCATTTCGGTAATTTGATTGGTTTAGTTCTATACTCATAAGGCTGGAGTGGTTTGTCCTGATACGTCTATTTCACCTTTTAAAAATGTAAAAGAATTTCCGTTGGGATATTTTACTTGTATATCCATATAAACTTTTTTTACTGGAAAAGCATTTGTAACAGTATCTAAAAATACAAATTCAAAATAATCATTAGTAGCATCGCCATTAGCAATAACAACACCACCATCAACAGTGTTTACATTAGCTAGTAATGTAGATATTTTATTCATTTTTGATCTAATAGACACATCAATACGACAACCAGTTAAGTCTACTGAGGATGTTACATCTGTTGCAGGATTGTATTCTGTTACAAAAAAGCCATCACGAAACGTGTCTCCTTGAACGATAAGATACTCTATCTCTGGAGGTGTAAAATCAGTAGTCATAAAATTTTATATTATATGATCCAGAGCGACCACGCTCATTCTTTTGTTTAAGACCTTCACGAATATAATGTTCGTATTGACCTGCATATACTTGATACATTGCAGCATTAGCAGTTACTTCAGCTGCAAACATTTTAGTTTTGTATAGCACTCCCATACGAAGATATTCTGGAATAGGTATTTTGTCAGTGTCTTTTGCTATAGGTATTGGCAGTGTATCTGCAACAATTTCTAGTGTAGATCCAGTAATATCGTAGGTGACAACATCGTTGCCACTTTTTTTGAATATACTTATTGTTTGACCATCAGTATTGTATACCCACTCTTCAAGCATAACTTCTGCTCTTTCGTGAGGTATTTCGTTACCATTTAGGTATACACGATCTACTTCTACTCTGTAGTCAGCAAAGTCTTCGTTAGAGCGCATGTAAGCAAATTCGTATAATTCACTACCATCAGTAGTTTGACTAAGTACAATTTTGGGAGTTATACGTGTCCTATTGCAATAGTCTAGTACTGCATTAGACAAGTAAATAATAGCTTCCCTTCCAGATACCTGAGGAAACTCTTTTTCTACTAAATCTAGAATTTGTCTAGTTGTCATTATGCGTTTCCAGTTACTGGTGTATATCTTTTAAACATGTATTTTTGAACTGCTTCATTGTACTGTAATAGTAACGAAGATAGTTCAGCTTGCATAGCGGATAGCCTATTTAATTTAAGCTGGTATTCTTGTACAGCTGCTTGCATTTGATTGATCGTATTGTTTTTAGATACGTCAGTGTCTTGAGCAGCTTGTTGAACAAGTCGTTGCTGAGTAAGTTCTGCTTGTTGCAAACTTCTTTGTATACTTGCCTGGTATGCAGATAAATCAACCTGATACTGGTTCATAGCATTTTGCATTTTGCTATTAAACTCAGCAATTAACACTTGGTTTCTTTCTGCAATAACATTAGCTTCAGTTGCGTATGCGTTAACAGAAGCAGTATAAATTTGTGTTTTGGATTGTATGTTAGCAGTTTGTCTTGCTATTTCTGAGTTTACAATCTGAACATAACGTTCAACATTAGTTTGATAACGTCTTAATTGTGCAGAAAACTCTTCTACCGTAGCTTCAAAAGCTTTTAGCTTGTTAAATTGTTCAATTTGATCTTTATTCTGAGCGTCAGCTATTTTTTGTTGCAAGTTAATTCTTGCTTGTTCAATAAGCTTATTGACGTTTTCTCTAAATACTTGATACTCAGCATTAAACTCTTGTAGCTCTTCGTTGACTTTTATTTGCCAATCTTGCTGCTCTCTATCTATTTTAGCAGCATACGTTTGAGCTACCTCTATATCATCTGCAGCTGCTTTTGCATCAAAGTTTGTATATGTTGGAGGCGTAGTTACCTTTGTAAATAAAGGCGCAGCTGGAAAAGCGCCAATACTTTCAGCAGCAATGCCAACAGAAGTAGCTTGCTGAAATAATATGTTTGTTGTAGCTGATAATTCAGATGGTATAGAAACTTCAGCAGGAACTGTAATATCTGTAAATACAGGTGCTGTTGGAACAACTCCAGAAAATACAGAAAGCGTAGGTGCTGTTACTGGACCGTATGTTAATGGTGATGGCAAAGCATCAATAACCGTGCTAGATATAAGTGCACTTACTGCATTGTTATAAGACACGGTTATAGACAGTGTATAAGCTTGAATCTGTACTGTTTTGTTTGCTACGCTAGCAAATAGTATTACAGCATGCTCTAACTGTGTAGGAAAGTTTTCTATCGTAATATTACTGTGACTTACGCTATACAATGGCAACATCCATACTTGACCACCATTTGGAAATACTTTTAGGTTTTTACCTACAAGAGAATAAACTGGTGTTTTTTCTGAGGGATAGTATAAAGAATCACGTCTTGTTAAACCATAAGCTTGATTAACATCTACTTTTCGTGCCGTATAACCATCTTTTGTTACGGAGTATATAATACCATCAGTAATAATAGTTCCAGCTTCTAGAACATTTGTAGCAGATATATAGCGTACAAGTTCATCATCTGGTATAAGATTAGACAATATTCTAGCGCCAGCAGTAAGCCAGTTAGATAAAATAATGTCATCAGGGACAGTGCCCGAAAGTTGTTCTACTCGTGCTTTAAATGTTGCCATAGTGGGTAAATAAAAAGAAAGCCGACAACCTTATGGAAGTCGGCTCTCATTAATCATAGCTGTACGCTTAACCTTTGTAACGATAAGCGAACAAAATTTTAAAGCGGCCAGCAGTGCCAGCAGCCAAACTTCCACCGTTAAATTGAAAACGGTAGTAAGGTGCTTCCTTACCTACAAGGTTAGGATAGTATACAAGAGTACCTGCAGTGTGTACTACATCACTGTCAAGAGTTGCGATGTCAACCCAGTTTGTGCCATCTAAACTACCTTGAAGTGTAAGAGTAGCAGCAACATCGTTAAACGCTACAGTTTTTACAAGCTGAACAACAGGAGTTTGATCTCCGATTGTAAGTGTAAAAGCGTCAGTGTTTGTAGGTGTTGCAGCTGTTGCAAGAACAGGTGTTTCAGCAATGGTAAACTTGCCTAGAAGAGATTTAGTTGTTATAGCCATTTTTGTTCTCCTTAGCTAATTACCCAAAGTGAATGTGTTTCAATCAGGTTGATCCACAGACCTGCATCACTAAACCACATATCCTTGATACCATCGTAGGCATTTTCGGTTTTGATGTTAGTCATGTATTTGTCTGGACGGAACTGAGTGATACCCACGTTGTCAGTGTCTACAACAACCATGTAGTTATTGTAAGGACCACGAAGAACAGGGGCATGTACCAAGTCGATCAAACCGTGAGGTGTTACAAGAGTACGGATGTTGAAACCGTATTCGTTTTGTTGCATAGCATCAAGCTGGACTCTCCATCCAGAGTTGCCAACAAAACCAGAAGTGCCTACTTGACTCCAGTATGACAATGCACCAGCACCACAGAAAGCTACTTTGCGTCCAGTTGAAGGAATGCTTGTAAATACTTTTTCTGTGTCTGCGATGAAGTTGTTGTAGCCGTAGCTAGCACCAGTAACTTGGAAAATGTTTTGGTAGTCACCAGAAACATTACCGTAGCGGTGTAGGGCAGAAATAATACCCATAGTCTGACGAACAGTTTTGCCACCAATAGTTAGGTGAGAAGCGAAGTCGTCAGTTGCACCCATACCAGTACCGTAAGGACGTTGACCAAAAAGCATAGCACGCTCTTTACGCATGTTGTGCTCTTTGTTTTTTTCCATACGTAAACGGGCAAGTTCGTTAGAATAGCCACGGAGTGCTGTGTCGTAAAGTGTACCAGTTACTTCTACAGCAGTTTTGAAGATCTGTGTAGAGTTGTAAACCACTTCTAAATCATCATCGTATGATTCGGGAGCTTCTGTACCTTCACCGAAAGCAGTACCAACAACGTAGAACAAGTCGCCATCAACAATGTCGAGGGCTTGGTTTGTTGCGCTACGTGGGTTACCCATAGAACTAACGTTGATGTTGCTTCCAACAACATTAGTAATTAAGACCATACCTTTGTATGTGGTATAGTCAGCGTTGTAAACTTCGCACTGAAAGCCGATAAAGCCTTCAGATGCAGTTGATGAAAGACCAACAATGTTGTCGATAGCGAGGCCAGACAATGTATCGCCAGGAGCTCCTGGAGTACCGCCAGCCCATGAGGCATTTGCGTTCGCAGAAAACTGTTGTTTGATCCACCCTGAGCGGTGCTCGAACATTTTGTAATCTGGATCGTTTGTCTCGGTTACGCTACGATTCAACAACATGGTGGTAAAAGGTGTAATCTCTCTCCAAAGTTCTTTTGTCTGATTTGGATTCAGATAAAAGTCACGACGTTCTGAGAACAATACACCCAGCGTATCTTGGGATAAGACTTTTGCTGACATGTTATCTTCTGTAGTTAATCATGCTTTGTATAAACGTATCCTGTTCATTAGGAATAGTAGCACCATTACCAGAAGCAGGAATGACTCCTGCAGGTGGGGGTGGAGCTTGCGTTCTAACTTGAGGTTGCGCTACACTAGCAATCGGTTGTTGTTGTTGTGTTTGGGTTGGTTGACCTTCCCCTTTGAGGAAACGATAGTATGCAACTAAATTCTCAAGTTTCATGGTTTCTGGACTGCTCATGGTAACCAGAAAGTCTTCTGCTTGCCTTTGATCTAGTCCGTACTCGTACATTACTTCTTGCTTAGTCTGATTAATCAATTCCTGCTCACGAGCTTGTTGCTGATATACTTGCTCTCTTTGTTGCATCTGTTCGTTGTAGTAGTCAAGATATTCTTGATACTTTTCATTGTAATCGTCAACGGCAACACGATACTTGAAAGATTCACTAGTAGGATCAGTATAAGCCTCTTCTGGACTGTAACCTTGTGGTTTAACAGGCTTAGAAGGTTTTGTTGGAGCAGGCTGACTAACATCGACTTGCTGTGGTGCTGATTGATAACTTGCTTGCTGCTGTTGCTGCATTAAGCGATCATATTCAGACTTTAGCTTGTCGTGCTTACTCTGCCAATATTGGTATCGTTCTCTTTGAGAACTGTCATCGGACTCAGGTGATTCCTGTGTATCAGGACCCTGTGATTCCATTTGCGTTGTTTCTAGAGTCGGCTCTTCGCTACTGAAAGGCTTTTCACTAAAGAAGTCGGCACTCATTGTTGGATTGTTCAAAACAAGTTTGCGGTTTGTTTATAGATAGTAGACGCAGTTTCCTGCTGTCTCTGGGAACGAAGTTCGTCGCCCATTCTCGCTTTGTGAAGTTGCCCAGCAGCTTCTGCACGGCTGGCAGTAGACTTAAGTTGGGCCTTAAACTTCTCAATTTCTGCTTTTTGACGTGAATGTATTGTTTCACGCTGTGCTGTTTGTAGATCACCACTAAGCATCTTGATCTGTTCTTGTGCAGATTCAAGCTCTTGACGCATACGTTGGATCTCGCTAAAGCGTTCTAGTACGCCTTCAGTGTCTACTACTTCAGTTTGTTTTAATACTTCTACCTGATCTATAAGTCCACGTTGGTACAAGTCCATGTAGTACTCAAAACGTGCAAATCTATTTGATGGTAGTGTAGATCCAGATACAATAACAACGTCATATCTACCAACAGAAATGTTGTTAACCATACGCAGAATATCACCTGTGTACTCGTTGTAGATAGGTTGATTGATAACGACTTCTCTTGGTGCGTTGTTAGGCTGGATCAATCGTATAATTTTTTCTTGCTTGTAGGTCTTTTGTATAAGTTGGACAACAACCTTAGCAAATTGATTTAAAAACTCTTCAATATCATCTTTCTTGCTTTTGATACGTCTTTGAGAAAACTCATCAATAGCAATAGTACCTTTAAAGGTAGCAGGGGCTTGTGCAACATCGCCTTGTCCTAAAGCGTAGATACCAAGTATTTCTTGAATATCTCTACGTGCATCGGCTTCATTTTTGTAAAGCTCATTAGGAAGTGGAGAAGGAGCAGCAATGGTAGGCGCTCCGAATTCCTGATCGACTTCGATAACCGCAGTACCTGCTTTACCCCATTCTTTCTCCATCTTTTCACGATCAATACTACCACGTTGAACAAATACTTTTTGATTTGTTGTGTTAGCAGCATGAGCGACAATAAGCGAGCGTGTTTTGTTTACATATTCCTGTATAGGACGAACAAAACGAACATCTGAAATCGGGTAAGGGTTTCTGTTGTGCCTGTTAAACAATGGGACAATAGGATAATGTTCTACATCCATATACCCCTGGTAGATTGTTTTACGACCTACAACAACAGTTCTGTAAATGTTATCAATATCAATAGGCACACATACTAGCTGTCCAGACTGAACAACGTCACCAATAGTAGACCAAGATAGATACACAGTAGATTCTGGTATCGCTACAGTCATATCATCTTCGTGAGCAGCTTCTATTCCAGGCACAAGCTGAGGTTCACCCATAGGTTGACCTGTTTGTGGATCAATAGCTACTGCAAAGTAGAAAGAAGTGATACCTGTGGAAAGCATACGAGCGTAGTCCATGTACTTTTCAGAATCGTAGAAGTACATTCCGCCACCTTTACTAAGCTCAAGTATTGCAGGTTCTAGAATAAACTCTTCATACTTCTGCTGATAGTGTACGTATTCCTTTCCTGTAGAGCGGTCACGACAATGCCAACCTGCTGTTTTGCCTTTGGTATAACGATCCAGTAGGCGAAAACGCTTGTGCGTATCGTCACCATTATCTGGACCTATCTGTTGATCTTGAAGGCCAAGTCGACCTGTGTATTGATTTGGAAGGTTATCCTCCTCAAATACACCGTTAAGATCTATGTCCCCAAAAGTCTGTTTAATCTGTTCTTCAGTGATGATACGAGCCACAATAATATTTGCAGCATCTCTACAAAACACATCACGAGAATTAGGATCAACGTAAACAGTAAGAGGATCAATATCTTGAATAAGGACTTCACCTTTGCCATAATCAGCATTAGGATCGCTCCAAGCTTGTAACCAGCCAGCGCCTTTAACATAGTAATCATCAATCGTTTGTTTCAACGATACATTGGCAGCGTTGTAATCCCAAACCCATGCTAGCAAATCCGAAAACAACCTGCCGAGCTTTGTATCGGAGTCTTCTCTTGCTACACTTTGGAACTTGGGCTTGTTATACGTGAGTAGTGCTTTTGCTTGCTCTACTGCTGGGTGTATAACATTAATAACTAAAGGCGATTGGCCTCTAGACTTTAATTCTTTAATCTGTTCGTCAGTCCACTGAACGCCATTACGAAACTCGTCATCCTCCAGAGCTTGCTTACTCCAATGCTGTCTGCGACCCTCGTAATTGAAGAATATCTTTTCCGTTTGGCGTGCTGCCTCATCGGAGTATTGACGTGTTTTTTTGTCCATGTTGTGACAGTAAAGTTTTTTTACTTAGGATAACATCCAGTCTGAATCATCCCTTTTGGCTGTACCCAATAAATACTTGTCTATGTTTTTACGAACTTTTAGTTGTTTATCGGGCGCTTTATGGCTTGGAACATAAGAGTGTAGCATTGCATAATACAACCCATCAAGGGTGTCATCATGGCTACCTCTCGGATAATCCAAAAGCTCCGTTCTCAATTCGTTCTGATCTTTGTGTAGGTATACTCTTTTTTTGTAGAAGTAAGGCTGCAAGGTTTCAAGTCTTGACGACTTTGAGTTTCTTGGTGTAACCTTAGTTTCTAGTCCAGGTATATATACATCGCTCAAGCTACGTAAATACGATCTTAACATTTCCTGATAACCAGTACTCTCAATGGTAGTACGTTTAGGTTTATACATTTTGAAGTATTTAACGATAGCATCGGCAAGATCCATAGGCGATACTCGCTTTCTAAAATACGGCAGTACATAGATGTTTCTATTCTCATCCATAGCAATAGGCATGATAACAGAAAAGTCAGCAGTCTGGCTAACCGAACTAGCTGGGTCAACACCAATAAATATATTTACAGGTATAAGCTCTTCTCCTTTACGCAGGTATGTATTGCCATTAACATGTTCTACTTGGTGGTCGTGGTAGTTAAAGTACTCAGCTTTGAATAGCTGATCCTCATCACCTGTAACCACACACTGATACTCCCTATAAAAGGAGCTAGCCTTACCCATACTCTTAAGTGACTGAAACTCAGCTATAAGCTTAGGTGCGCTATTCCATGCTGGCCATAAAACATCTGGATTATCTTCAACAGTCCACTTACTCTCATCATTCTCAAGAATAGCCTGATACCTAACACTATGCCATCCACTAGATCTATGCAATTCTTCAACCATACAAGATTGGTGCTGAGGCGTACCTACAACAACAACCTTACCTTTCTGCGGATCTCTAGCTGGTACAAGTGATTGCAATAGCCAACGCATGTTATACTCCATAGCTTCGGGAGTCTTAGTATTGGTCATATCCTCAGGATCATCCAAAACAATAAGCGTGGGGCGCTGGTTACCAACCTTTAGACCTACAACCTGCTGACCTGTACCCTTACAGATAATCGAGCTACCATTCTTCAATATGATCTCGTCTTGCTTCCAAGTCTTTGCTGTATGCTCACCCCAATAGCCGTAGATTGTTCGGAAGTTTTTGGAGTAGTCTAAAACATTCTTAATTGTATCAAGAAGACGAATGGCGTGTCCAGAAGTCTTAGAAACAAGAACCACAACGTGTGGTCCTGGATCATACATCAAATGGTGTATAGGTTTTAAACAGGCTGTGATCGAACTTTTAGCATGACCACGGGGAGCAATAATGTTTACCTTGTTGAAACTAGGCTCAAGGAGTATCTGACTCAACTCGTGGTGAAACTGTGCGCTCGGCACTGAGAACATCTGCGGTGTTATCACCTTCCCGAATTCCACTAAGGAGTAGCGAAGCATCTCCCTGATCGTTTCTACCTTCGACTTCGGCTCTTCTATCATTTAATACCTCGAATAAAGCGTCTACTGCTTCAATTTCATATTCTGGAATAGCTTTTGCGTTCTTTTTAACCTTCATCTGCAACACATCCATAAGCATATCGGCTGCTTTTAGCATGTTTGCTGGGTCTTTCTTTGTTTTAGCAGTACTAGAAGCCTCAAGCACCATCTTAATGACGCTATCTGGGGTTATATCGTTGTCTAGTAAAGCTTTTTTAATTTCATCTTGTATCATTTTAGCCATTTTAGGGACTTTAGCAAGTCTTTTTGCGTTCATCTTGGGGTTTATAGCTGTTGGATTGAACGCTTTACCCAGCTTTACCCAGTTAACCCACCCTTTGTACACCATCATCTGTGCATACATGAAGGCAAAGTTACGATATTTCTCTTTTAAGCTACCATTTTCAAGATCACCTCTCGGTTTTATCCGATTATAGTCGCCTTTATCCTTGTACATCTGGAATATAAGCGGTGCATTGCCAAGAACAACCTTGCCAAACACAAATCTTAACATCTTTCTGGAACGATTCTTCCTATTCGTGTACACCTTAGAGTGTAAACACTCGGCAACATAGCCATCATCGGTCAACGCCCACTGTCCTTGCTCGGCATCTCGCCATGATACATACTCAATACCCTCTTCACGAGCCTCATCTTCAGTATATACCATGTGCCAAACAATAGGCTCTTTGCCCAAAGGGGCACACTTACCAATACGTTCTGCCATGAAAAATAATTTATTTGAAAATACGTGTTTCCACTATATCTAATTTCTTAAAAAATCCTTACAATAAAAACAGAAAGTTTTCTTTCTAGCTGCATAGACTAAGGGCGGTGTCTATATCCTCCGAAATGGACCCAGTGGGCAAGAAACGGAGCAGACGTTGGGTTGTAGCTTTCACCTACATAGAAAGCAAGTTGTCCCCAATAGCAGCGGAAACAGTCCTGGCTATAAGTAGATGATTGGTAAAGGTAATACCCAGACTTGCACCTACGAAATGCCTACGATAAAACAATCAATACTGCCTGGCAGTAGGGCTATCCTATATCATACAAACAAGCCATTCAGAAATTTTCTACAAAATTTTTTCAAATAGGACTTCTATATACGTGTAAATACCTAGTAATATTTACAGATAAGGTTCTAAAATTTGATGCAGAATGGATGTGAGAGATACATACAGAATCCCATCCCCCATCTTTCGGGTATGGTGGGGTCTAAACTCGTTGAAAAATTTGGTTCACGTTGACGCTCGCTACGCTCCGCTTGTAGGACCCCATGTTAGTGGACACTAATGTCTATAACCTAACTCCTACACTATGTCAACAAATGTAATCTTCGCACGTCGCACTGAATCCAACGACCTCAAGGTCCTACCTATCACTAGCTCTACTAAGCTAGCTGACCTTATCAACTGCGACGTCTTCACTGTCTTTGCTGATACCCCTGCTGAGGCTTTTATGGCTTCACAATCTGCAACTGCTAAGGTATCCTTTGAAGGTATACCTCAGACAGGTGCTACTACAGGCAGGGACGGTGCTACTCGTCACTATGTACGTGTATGGAAGTCTGCACCAGCTACTACTGATGCTACTTC